GTTCCATTTGCAATAATATTAGTTGCTGAAGTAATCACTCCAGTTGAAGACATTGAGGCTATTGTAGTTGCGCCATATTTAAACAGCAACTTGCCACCCGATTCTTCAATCGTGAAGTTGGTGGTCAGCAACTTAGGCGTTGATGCCGCAGTTCCCGTAGTGTTTTGGTTAAACGTTGGAAATGCTGTAAGGGATGCCGCTGAACCTGTTGGCGCAAGAACATCCGTACCAATGACCAATCCAAGGTTTGTCCTAGCACCTGATGCAGTTGTGTCACCCGTTCCACCATTGGCAACCGCCACAGTACCAGCCAAGGTAATAGTGCCAGTTGTGGTTATTGGGCTACCAGTAACAGTCAATCCTGTCGTACCGCCCGATAAGGCCACGCTTGTAACTGTTCCTGTTCCCGAACTGACATTGATAGTTACATCATCGCCAGAATTTGTAGCCGTTACTGATGCGCCAACAAAATTTATCTTCTTGACACCACTTGTGATGCTTGTGCCTTCGTCTAGGATAGCTACCGCCCCATTGGTGGACATGGTGCTGATAACTTTGATCTTCTCTGCCAAGTCTGGAGCAACCACCTCTCCCACATTGATCTCTTGACCAGTAGACAAGGTAATAACCAACGAGCCATCAAAGTCAATCTGAGCATTGGAGACAGAAACACCATCTTTGCCGTCTATCCCGTCTTTTCCATTCAGACCATCTTGCCCATTCTTGCCATCTATCCCTTGGCGGCCATCTGCACCCTTATCGCCCTTGTCTCCCTTGTCACCTTTTTCAGGAACAATCGACTTGGCAACTTCTAGTTGTGCTGTGACCTTGTTTTCCATCACTTTGATGGCTTCAACAATCAGGTCTACATTGTCTTGAACAGCTTTTTCCTCTTGCTGGCGCATGGCCACCAAGGTTTCTTCCATCTTGGTGATGGCAGCCAACTTCTCATCAAAAGATGAGTCATTTGACTCAATGCTTTGGATAAGTTCCTTGATATTAGCCATTATTTAAGCCATTTGTCAGTTTAGTAAGGAAGTCTTGCTTGACCTGATTCTGTGAATTGACCTTATCTGCCATCTGTAACTCAACAATCTTAGATTTGTTCTTGATGTCAGCTTCTTTCAGCATCAAATCAGCAATCTTGACTCGCTTATCAAACTCTTTGGATGCCATATCATCCTGATTTGGCAGATTCTTGGTGGCCGCTGCCATCGCTTTGGCTTGCGCCTCCTGCGGGAGCAGCTGTGCCTCGACTGTTAACTTGGTAGCCTCTGCCCTATTTTGTTCTGCCTGAGTAGTCTGAACCGCAATCTGCGCTTGCGCTGCTTGCATGGCCAACTGCTGTTGCACTTGTTGCATTTGTTGCGCTTGTGGGTCAGGTTGCATCATCTCATCTAACTTGGCCATCAACTCCATTCTGTTAGACAAACTGCTGTTTCCAATAATTCCTTTAAGCAAAATAGGCAAAACAGGAGTATTTGCACCCAAAGTCTGCAATAAGCCAATGAACTGCTGTTGCTCATACTCTCTAGCAATAATGCCAAGGGTTGCCGTAGGAATGAAGTTCATATCAACAGAAGGGTAACGCTCTGGATCGAACTGCATATACCTAAATGCTGCCTTCTTGATAAACGGGATTAAGAAATCCTCTTGAAAGTTCACCAAAGTGCGCTTGTACTTCTTGATGATGGAGGCAACTGCCATAGACATACCGCCTTGACCACCATCACGGGATACATTGCTAATCATGCCTTGGGAATCCAATGTTCCAGTAGCTTGCAACAACATACGCTCAAAGTCTTTAGCCGTAGCCAAGTTGTTTGGGTCAGTTTGACCGAACTTGAAGGGATAAAGAATCTCAGAAGGTGCGCCATTGGTGAGGATTGCCTTGCCAGGCTTTACCTCAAACTTCATTCCCCGTGGCAAACGGGTAGCGTCCATTGCAATCATGGGGCTAGTGGTCAGCGCAAGAGAGTCAAGGTGTGAACGAGTCTGTGCGTCAATAGCCTTTTGCATATTGAACGCTTTTTCTACTGTTCCTCTACCCAATAAACGATTAGGAACTGTGTCATCCTGATAAGTTAGAACTGGGCGATCCTTCATCATATAAGGATTCGCTTCAGCCTTTAGCAGTTGCCCATCGTTGGCTATGACAACAATGGCTTCTACCAAGTCAGCATATTCTTCTGCCTCAGAGTTATCTGGGAAAAGGTCAACAATGTCTTTATTCTCTTCAAGATTTTCTAGGTATTCCCTTGGCACTAAGCCATAGTAGGTCAGGAGAAGAACCTTCTCATCTTGGTATTGGCTAACCTCTTGGGTAGGCTCAAGGTCAGAATCGTCACCAGTAGTGGTAATGTTTACCTTACGATAGATACCAGCCTCGATGCCTGGACAACCTTGTGGATAGAGACATACTTCTCGATGGCCACTCCCATGCAGTCATCAACGCTTGTGCCATTTGGATCGAATAAGAAGTTCTTGGGGTTGATTGGCATGATCTTCACACCAATTCTGTTTCTCTCCAAAACTCCAATAGCTGCTTGGCCAACTTGGTTAGGGATTGGCTGAGTGGCTGGAACGTACTCTTTCTCAGTCTTGACAATAATCTCACCTATGCCTGTGCCATAGATTTCAGCCATCAGTTCAATCTGATCAATGGCTTTCCTGATTTTGTCTTTCTTGAAGTCTTCTGTAAGTTGACGCTTGATCATCTCAATGTCTATGGGGTTGCCATTGACATCTTGAATATTGTCTTCAATGTCAAAGAAGTCACCCTGACCAAAGATCGCTTCTATGATCTCAGCATGGCGAGTCTCAACTGCTTGCTGTGTAGCTGGAGTCACAATACGTGAACGCTCAGATTCACGGGTCTTGTCTTCTACCGCCCATTCACCACGGAAAATGCGCTCGTACTCCAGCCAATCGGGAAGGAAGTTGGTATCTCTGTAATCACGCCAGCGATCACAATGGTCAACAACAAAGGCAGTTAAGTCTTTGTCAGCCTGTGTAGGCTCATCATAACTACCCTGATCTTCGATCTTCACTTCTTTGTCTGTTGCCATTTGTTATCCTCAAACACCAGAAATTATATCTATAGGCTCCCACTCATCTTCTTCTATGCTTTCAAAGTACGAGGTAACAGCCAATTGATCTATGTAACTTAGCGCATCTGGCAAATCATCATGCACTCCAATGGCGGGAAATAAAAGAAGTTGATCTTTAAATTCATCCCAATCCTCCTCAGAGTTCAGCACAATACGCCCATGCTCAAATCGACCTTGGAGACTCCAGATAATTCTGTCAGCCTTTTTCCTGTTGCCATGCGTTAAGTCAACTATGTGCGAATATACATTATTTTTACGCATTAAGTCAGAAAGATACGGAAGAACTGCGTTTTTTAACGCACCTCTCTCGATTCCAACAGCCAAAGGTCTGTAATCCCTCATCTTCATCAGGATGGTTGCGGCTGTCTCACGTATATCCCAACGGCCATAGACTATCTCTTTGACAAACCATTTTCCATCATCCGTTACCTTGACCACAGCAATAGCCGTCTGGTCTAGCCTTTTTTTGGAGTTAGCTGCTTGTTTGGCAACTTCCTCAAATCCTGCTAAGTCAATCGCCAAGTAATAACTGCCGTATTGAGGTTCTTCCCCATACTTAATCCATTCTTCCTTGAACACATTGCTACCAGCATTGGTGAAGGATGCCATGTACTCCTGCTTGAAAGCAAAGGTAGACAAGGTTTTCTTGGCTGACTCAATCTCAGTCGGGTCAATCAAGGGATTGTCTTTGGTTGTAAAGTGCCATGACTTCCAATCAGGGTCTTCCTCGCTCTCACCAAGTTTGAAAAGGTCATAGAACCAATTCCTCCCCTTCGGCGTACCAATGAACATCGCTCTGCCCTTTTTGTCTGACAGCGATGCCCTAATGACTTGCTCCCATGCTTCAGGCTTAATGTCTGCCACCTCATCCAGTACGGCGTAAGTCAGAGACACACCACGTAAGGTATCTGGTCTGTCTGCACCTCGGACATAGATAGTCGCACCATTGATCGTTGTTATATCCTGATTATTGATATGAGCATTCTGGATCACCTCCCTGCCCAACTCCATCAGGACTTGCCAAATAATCTGCCTTGCTTGTCCGTTGGTAGGTGCGACATACAAGACTGCTGATCCAGCTGGACATCTGAGGGCTTCGATAAGTAGGGTGACTGCTGCCATACGGGACTTGCCGCACCTTCGGCCTGCGGCGATAACCTTGAACCTCGTCTTATCCTTGAAGACTGTCTCCTGCCAAGGGAGAAGGGAGAAGTTTAGATCGCTCATTCTTTCGCCTCGATGTCTTCAGCTTCAATCGTATGGGCATGGTTCACCTCACCAATGCCAGTTATGTTGATGGTGACGGCGTTCCTCTGCTTGGCTTCCTTGTCAAACAAGGTGATCGGAAGAGTCCTGTCTAAACACATTTTGAGTGCGGCCATTTGGCCAGGATGGTCATCGTTGAGGGCAATCTCTATCACCTTCTGCGCCACATCCCTTCCACCAGAGTTGATCATCAGGTCTTTCAGTTCCTTGATCCTCTGATGATCCGTCTTCGGAAGCGACAGGCTAGGGTTTGCCGCCCACCGCTGGATGGTGAGTTTCTTCACACCCTTCGGACGGCCAACCTTTTTTTTCAATTCGAGTTCACTCATAACAAAATTTTACTCCTTTTACCTTTTTTTGTGGGGAGGGGGCACCTGTAAAAATTTTCCCCGAGGCCGACCCCCTCCCCCCATGCAAAAACGCAAAATCCTAGGGAAAACCCGAACAGTTTTGTCTGTCTACTTAATACTATGTTCATTATGTAAAGTTATTTTGTAGTTATGCACAGGTTATACAGGGAATTGTGTTGCGTTTCTGCACAGTCCACAGCAATTGTGGATAACTTGTCGTTTGGCCTGTGAATAACTGGGGATTCGGGCGGTCGAATTTGGCTGGCCAAGAGAAAAAGATGAAAGAGTCAGATGGTGCATCTTGGCCATACCTGTTCGTTAAGAAGGATCGAGGTCAGACAGACTGCACATATGCCTCTTATTCTTCTTAAAACGAGCCACAAGCCTCTGATCTGACTCGTCCGTAGCCAGACTAACCTCAAGCGATTGGACGGGCATCCAAGGTCTGTATCCGAATTCGTAGAAATGTCGATAAAACTCCATTACAGCGACAAAGCCATTCGAGATGTTCCCATCACCAGCGGCCAAAAGGATTGTCCGTTCCGCATCACCTAGAACCCTGCGGAACTGGACAGTATGTTTGCTTGGTGGGCGAGGCATCCTAAATCACCTCCAACTCAACAGCATAAAC